CTCCCACAACATACCCAGCCCCACGGGCCACGATGGTCACGGTGGCTACTACCCCTCCAGCAACGCCAATCGTGGCCGTAGCGCCCGCTCCTGAGCCTCCTGTGAGGGCTACACCGACGTATGAGCCGTTGACGTAACCAGCGCCCGGGGTGATGGCCCCAAGCGTCTCAATGTTGCTGGTCGTGATGGCCACCACGGTCGTGTTTGTTGGGATGTTGGAGCCGGAGATGACCTGCCCAAGCGCCGCCTGCGTACTGTAGGTGTCGCTGAACAGAAAAACGCTGCCGGACACCTCGTTGAAAGTGCCCGTAAACACCGTCTCAGCCGTGCTGCCATGCCAGTCGGCCGCCACGGGATAGGCAAACACCTGCGAGAAGTACCCGGCGGAGCGCTGGGCACCACGGGCCTCACCGGCGTCGTACCAAGTGTTTTCGCGCACGTTGTAGATGATCGCGTCGGTGCATTCGGTTGCGTCACCCCGGGGGTAGAACCACCAGATCTCACCAAACCGGGGGACCTTGGTCACCCAAACCTTCTGCCGCTGGTCATAGTTTAGGTTGTCAAAGAAGTAGTTCTGGTTCATGGCGTTGGGGATCTCTTTCACCACGCCGTTGTACAACAGGAATCGGTCAACGCCGCACCAGTAATAGACGCCGTCGTATTCAATGGCCGACTGCGACGACAGGATGGAGGACTGGCTGCTGATGATGTCGTAGCGCCAATACTGAGGAGGCGACCCGGTGCCGCCAATGAACGACACGCGGATCAGGCTGTCAAGGCTCCAGAACAGGCCAGAGGGCGCGTTTGAGCCGCCCCTGACGGGTAGCCCTTGGACAATCTTGCCGGAGGCCACGTTGGTCGCATTGGCGTCCGCAGACACCCAGTCGTTGGTGTTGCCTGCCGAGCAGTTCTGGATCAGACCGTTGTTGCCGTAGACAAACAGATAAGGGTGCAGCGACACAACGCCGCCGGACACCGAGATGTTGTTGTTGAAGGTCAGCGTCACAGTACCAGAGGCCGTAGCGGCGTTGGACAGCACCAGTGTGGTTGTGACGATGGACACCACCGTGGTGTTGGCGGGTATGCCTGTGCCGGTTACGGTCTGGCCAGCGCCGATCAGCGTGTTTGTTGCGGCCAAGGTTACCGTAGCGCTCGTGTTTGTTGTCGTGCCAGAAGCAGTGAACACGCCAATCTGGCTCATGGTCAGCGCGGTGATGTCGCCAATCAACACTGGGGTGTTGTTGTCATTGCTGATGGAGGCAAGGTTTTGCCCCGGGTGCGCGACCAAGGACTGCAAGCCAGTACCCGCTACGTCGTAGAAGCCGTCAAACTGCCACAGGTTTAGGTCAGACGCCGTGAAGTTGGACAGGGTAAAGTTGCCCACACCGGAGCCCACGCCGTTGTTGTCAATGGTCAGGACCTGCAGGCCGTCGTTGTAGCCGCTAAAAATTGACGTGAAGGCGTTCTGAGGGTTGACCCAGATCCCGCGTGAGGGTCCGGTGAGCTGATCAGAGATGACGCGGAAGCCCCCAATCTTGCGCGGTCTGCCTCGCTGGAAGCGGACCCACTCGCCGTCGGTGTAGAACAGCCTGTCAAATACCGTACCGTCGCGCTGGATGCCCGGCTGCGTGTCAAGTGAGAAAACCTTGGCCGACATCAGAAGGTCCCGCCCTGAACACCCCCAGTAAAGTTGCCGGTGCCCGGTATGTTGAGCCCTGTAGCGGTCAAACCGAACAGCTTGACGCCCAAGATTGCAATACCAAATTCACCAGATCCGGGGCGGAAAATACCCGTTGACGTCTCGGTTGCAAAGTTCAACGATGGTGCTCCCGCCGTGCCGTCCACCAAGGCTATGTTCACCGCACCGGCGGCGATTGTTGAGGCATTCAACAAGTTGACCGAGTCACACAGCAGGATCACCTGCTGACTGGCGGGGACGGTCGCCGTACCCCCGCCGCCGCTCGTGGTAAAGGTGATCTGGTAGCCGGGACCGCCGCCGTTGGTCTGGTTGGTGATGTAGTACACCTGCACCGTCTGCGGCAGGACCACAGTCACGTTTCCCGTCAGGGTCCCGGTGTACTTCTGGATCGTGTTGGCCGCTTCTGAAGCGGTCAGGGTGTAGCTGCCAGACACCACAGCCTTGGTGAGCTGGGTGAAGTTGAACTGAGTGCTACGGCCCAAGCCAACGGTAAAGAAAGCAGATCCGGAGCAGCAAATCACACAAGAGTCGGCAGGCTGCAAGGCGATTGTTGATGCGGCGTTGATCAAACCGCTGACAGGGGCAATGGTCAACGTCCCTGTGCCGCCGTTGCGGACCATCATGTACCAGTCGTTGCCCAGTGTTGCGACCGCCGTCAGCGCGAGGGTGCCGGAGCCGCCGGTCCAAACGTAGGTTGAGGCGCGGTCCGTGTCAAGCGCGGTGTAGTTTGACGCAAAGGTGTTGACCTCATTGGCAGCGTTCAGGGTGTTGGAGATGGCCTTGAGGCCGAATCCAGCAAGGGTGGCCGCATCGACGTTGGATGTTCCTACACCAAAGGCTATGAGGCCCCATGTGCCCGCCGTGGTGGCGTTGGTGGTCAGGTAGATGTACTTGGCCTCGCCGGGGGCGATCGTAACAATCGTGCCGCCAACGTAGGTCCGAACCGTGAAGGTGTAGGACCCGACGTTGCGGAACAGCGCGTCAATACCCAGAGACGCCTGATTGGCAGGCGGCATGTCCAAAGTGAACGAGTCCAGCGTGAACGTCAGGCCAGTGGTCGTGCCAGCCGTGGTGGACACCGCCGTGCCGCCCGAAGTAGCCGACAGCGTGAAGGTGGTCGTGCCATTGGTGAGAATGATGTAGTAGGTGTTGCCGCTGACAATGCCTGTTGACGTGCCAGTCAAAACCCCGGTGACAACAACGGCTTGGCCAACAAACAGGCTTGGGGTGGCCGTGCAAGAGCACTGCCCGGCTGTGCCTGCAACGGTGACGCCCGCAAGCACCAAGCCGCTTGAGAGCGACGTGACGTCCATAACCCGGGCGGCTGCGTTGTCTGTGTCGCTGCCGTTGATTGGCCACGACAGCGTACTGTCTGCGGACAGCGTGATCGAGCGGTATGAAACGTCGGTCGGCTGGATGACATTTCCGCTGAAGGGACTATTGAAACTCATAAGGTCACCTTGTTTTCTGCAAGCCGTTGCGCTTTGCTTATGGCTTTTGTGGCTATGTTGGAAGCCCTAATTTTTGCCTTAGTTTCTTCGGAGTGCTTGCGCCCCAAAAAACTTGCATGTTTAGACTTTTCTGATTCTGGCATCTTGCGACCAAGAAGCGATTGACGAATTTTCTGTTTAGTTTCTTCGCTCATTGGGCTTCTGGGTCTGGCTTTATGGGCAGCCGACATTTTGGCGCGAACTTCTTCAGAAGCGGTCTTGCCAAGATTTTTTCCCTTCAAGCTGATGCTTCTTTTTTCAAGCGTGACAAAAGTTGGTTTTTTACCTTTGGTTCCGTATTTTTTTGATCTTTCCTCTTGCGTCAAGCTGGCCACATAAGCAGAAGAGGCAATCTTGCGGATTTTCTTTTCATGATCCGTCATTGGCCAACCAACAACACCCTCGCCGCCGTCTGTTAGGTTGTAGCCGCTGGGCGCTTTGGTATTGTGCTGCTGAATGAGCATCCTCTCAAGGTCGCAGGCAGCCTCAAAATCAAACGCATCGCAGATGTGAGAAAAAACAAACTTGTCAGCCCCATGCTTTTTGATGGCCGCATGGAGCGCGGGGGCGCTTCCATTTGCAGACATGTGCTGCTTGAGCCTGCGATTTAAATTTTTGGTGAGGCCAACGTACTGCTTACCGTTGCAAGCATTGGTCACAATGTAGAGAGACCACGTTGTCATGAATCCCTCGCAATCGCCTGACGATCAGCGCCACGAGTGACGTTCTCCGTCTTCAGGACTTCAATGATTCTGTCGTAGTTGCTTTGCCACATAGGCATGCGCTCGTCGTTCTTGAGGAACGGCATGGCCTGCAGCAAAGTGCCGTACAGCAGCGCTTGGGGCGCGTACTGGGTGAACCAGTTTGATTGGTTCGAGGTGTCCAAGGGCTGCACTCGCTCGTAGTACAGGACCTCGTAGGGATAGGCCAATGTTGGAGTAGGACCCACCAGCCAGTGCTCGTAGTCGTAGTCACAAAAAAACAGCGGCACGTCCGTCGAGGTTGGGTTTGGCCAATACTCGCGGATGTACTCGTAGGTGCGCAGCAGCACCGGCTGGCGCTTGTTTGCCACGGTCACGTTCATTGACACCGTCTTGCGCCAGCGGGCTGGCTTGGCAATTACGTTCTCGGACGCCACCATGCTGCTTGTAACAACAGTCAGGTTGCCAAGAAACTTGATCTCAGCCGCAATGATCTGTTCCGCCAGCATAATGAACTGCGGGATCTTCTCCAGTGTCTGGTCGTCAGTACGCTCCAGATAGGTCTGGATGTCGTTGACCAAACTGGTGTACGTCATTACGGCTGCGACAGTCATTTTGTTCTCCGTTATCCGACGTTGCGCTCAAAGTGCGGGCAATCGACCAGCGTTTTAAATGACCCGCCCCAACGATTTTTGGGGTGCAGGGACTCCCAATATGCACCGAGGGGCGCAAGAATTCCCTTGTCCCAGATTATCTGCCCATCCTTGAAGAAGTTCAAGTCGATGGCGCAGCGCTTGAGGTGAATTGAGTTTAGCGTCTTGGAGCGGCCCGTCTTAACGTAGATGGCCTGCTGCTCGGGGGTACGGGCTAGTTCGCCACCAGTGACCTTAAAACCGGCCTCTGTGGCGTGCTGGATCAGTTTGCAGGCATCCAGTAGGAAAGCGGCCTGTTCGTCGCTAAGGCTCATTTTCGGCTCCTCATGTCAGCCAACTTCTCAATTGTCCGTCCGCCAAAGTAAGCGCCCATGATCAGCATTCCCCACTGACCAAGCAGTTGAACATAGGACTCGTTGGCGTTCAGTCCGAATGCAGACATCATG